CATTAAACTAGCGTTTTGTTTTACATTTTTAATTGAAGAACCATTTACAGGATAGAAAATCCTAGATACAGGTGTAGTTCCAGTGTATTTAAAAGCTCCAAAAGTAGCATCTTTAATATCTATACTATCACAGTTTAAGTTCTTAAGAGATACTCCATGAGAAGCTGTATTTGTAATTGTTAGGTTGTTAAACTTTTCAGAGAAGAAACTTCCATTTGTAACCTCAAAACTTCCTGCTCCAATTCCGTTGTAGAATGATTCACATCCTCCCATTCTTTCTCCACCACTAACTGCTTCTTGACTTGACTCTTTAAAGTCTGTAACACCAACGAAGTTTGATGCTTTGTATTGGTTTCCAACCGTACCAGTATTCTCTGACTTGATAAAATGCAATCCAGTTCTAACAGAATATATGCTAGAAGCAACTGTTTGATAGTTTATATAAAAAGGATTGAAATCAACTCCGATATTGTTAAATGATACAGATGTATTTTTTACATAGATTGGAGTAGATGAACTTCCTTGAACTTTGCAATTAGTCATATTTAAAGCACCTTCTCCATTCCAGTTTACATTTTCAGTATATATATTATAATTATCTGTAGACAATCCATTTTGTGTTTTTACTAAAATACCAAAGTAAGATACAGAAGATGTTCCGTAAGAACCTAATTCGTTTAAATATGCACTATCAATTATAGTACAATTTGTAAACGACATTCCAGATGTATTTTGAGGTCCAGTAGTTGTAGGAGAAGTGTAATTTAAGTGTCTTACAATTTTATGAGTATTCTCAGAAGTAACGGTCAAATCTTCAAATGTCATTTGAATCTCATTATCTAATTTAAGACTTGTTGCTTTTGCGTCTAATGAAATTAAGTATTCAGTAGAAATAAAGTAATCCTGAACTCCTTTATAAGTCAATGTAAAACCACCACCATTAATCTTTAGTTTATTAATAGATACATATGTCATTCCATAAGTAGCATCAACAGCTAATGAATTAACATTAATATTACTCAATAATCTAATAGTTCCAACTCCAGCATATTGAGGAGCTAATATAGTTCCACTTCCTTTAAACGCATCAAATGCTTGTTTAAGATATTTGTATGGTTTTGCTTCAGAACCATTTCCATCAGTTGTTGGGTAATTCTCATTAACGTAAAAGAACTTAGCACTAGCATCTTCTGGAAGATCAATAAATATACTTCCGCTAGACTCAGATAATACCAAAGTGTTTGTTGAAATTCCTTTTACAGAATGTTTCTTTGTAGAGTTGTTAAAAGAACCGTAAACACTCTTAGCAGTTCCAGTTGCTGTACTAATTAAATTCTCTTTAATCTCAATAGAAACGTCTGTTGTATCAGAACTAACATCTAGTGAAACACTATCTTTAATTCCTTTAAATTCGTGCTTACTATTTACTGCATTATATCCTTTGTAAACATTCTCACTTCCTACACCGATATTCAAATTAATATCAGTTTTCATTTCAACTAAAATATTTCCAGTCTCAATAGAAGAAACTGTTTCTTTAGATAAGTTTAAACTAGTAGATTTTAAAGAGTAAAATTCATGTTTCTTTGTAGCTACATTGTATCCTTTTAAAATATCAAATCCATCTCCCAAACTAACATCTCCTCTTAATAAGATAAAATTAGAATCAGACAATGGAGTTTGACCAACACCTACTGTTACGTTCTGTGATTTTAATATGTATTTATCGCCATTTACACTAACTACTACTATATGATATGGCAATACTACAAACACTGGATTAAGTGCGTTTAATACAGCTGCTGGACTAGTTAATATTCCATTGTAAGTATATTCAGTATATTGCATAGTTCCTCCAACAGTAGGAGATAAACCAGCTAATAAGAAATCACGAACATCTTTCATTTTGTAACTCTTGGTCTTTGCACCAACAGTATCTCCATCACTACCTATAATGTAATCGTTGTCGCTTACAACACCATCATATACATATAAGTCAGTTCTATTTATTCTTGCCATTTTATATTTTTTTTTAAAAGTTTATTCTTGAAAAGTTATGTACTCTATATATAATGTATAATATCAATATAACTAATAATACCCACATATAATTAAACGTAGAGTATTTTTTATAAAGTTTCTTATCAGATTCAACAACGCTTTTTTTACCTTGTTCTAGTACAGCCTCTGCTTTCTCTTTAATAACTTTTACATCGTTTATAGTTTCTACAAACTTATTTCTTTTTGTTTTCTTTATAATAACATTCTCGTAAGGAACTCCCTCTATGTACATTGGATAAGATTTGTCTACTGGTTCGTAAGAAACATCTTCATTCTCATCTACATTAGTTATTTTATTCGAACTAGTTGAGTCAACTTTTACAATCTTAATTGTTTCTCTTACAGTATCTTTAGTGACTTCCTTTTTTGTTTCAGAAACCTTTTTAGTTCCTGAGCAAGAAGCCAATAATACTATTGCTATAATTAATAAATACTTTCTCATTTTTTAAAATATATTTGAGATTCCTTAATTCTCCTTCTCTCCAATCCCTTAGACTTTTCACCACCTACATTAACCCACTTTAAAAACTCATTAGAAATTGCTAATTGATTATGGTCTTTATTAATCAACTTCAACAAAGTACTATTCTTTAGATTACCAACACCAACATTGTACGCAAAAGATACCACAGCGTTTATTTGGTTTTGATTTAATGGAGTCGAAACCAACTTATCAACTTGTTTTGCAAAACTATCTACTATTACTTTTAGTAACTCTAAAGCCTCTTCTTTTGTAATTGGATTATCTAGCATTGTTACTTTTCTACCATCTCTATAATAGGTATTTCCATAACCTATAGTAGCTTTTTTAGCAGGACACATATAAGGCTTTAAAGATAACCCTTCAAACTCAGCTATAAGATATAACCCATCTTTATTTACTTTCATCTTGAATTTCTTTTTTTAATTCTTTGCCAAAGTTAATCATTTTAATAAACTCTCTTACAATGCGCTTTCCTGTTATTTCATAGAAGTTCTCCTCTATGCTTCTTAATTCTAACCAAATCAATCCTATTGATAATATTTTTGTTAAAAACAAAGGAACTGATGTTACCATTATTATAAAATCTCTTAATACTAAATCTTCAAAAAAGAAAAATGCTATTAATACAGCGTTATATGTAATAACTTTTGTAAATAATCTTGCTAAAAATTTTGGGCAGAAGTTTTTTGATTTAAAAGACTTTACAACTTCAAGAAGAGCATCTACAATTATGAATAAACATACCGTCATTAACAATGGTATCGCTGGAGATAAAAAACCTAAACTTATTCCTATGAATGTAATTGGTTCTATTTTTTTAATTGGTAATATTAATTCCTTCATTGTTTTATTGTTTATTATTATTTAAAAAAACTACTAACTACAGGATTATATTCTATTAAAGGCAAATCTTTAACCCATTGAAATAATTCATTAGTACAATTATTATATACCTCAATAGATATTATATAATTATTATCCGCATCTAAAACTGGGTTAAAATATTGTACACCGTCATAAGTTTGACCGATTAAATCTTCTTTTTGCTCTATTGTTAATTTATATACATTCATTATACGTTTTTTAATTTAATTAATATATCTTTAAATAATTCATCTGAATACGCTCCTTTTGCTTTATTTACCCAAACACAAACAAAATGAACATTACCTTCTACATATCCAAGTTCACTATCAATTCTATCTAAAGAAATTAAATAAGGACTTGATGTCATTTCTTTTTTTTCAATATATGTTTTAGGGCAAAGCAAATTAATATTTGTATATGCACATTTAAAATTTTGATTCTCTAATATATCTTGCAATTTTTCAATATTTATTGTAAAAGGGTAGTTTCTTGATTTTGCATTTGCCTTCCATCTTCCATATAAAGCATTATGAATATTTTTAGTTCCTCCTTTGTTACAATTTCTTGGTTTTCGTTTTCCATTAGCCCAAGCTTTAACGCTTGAAGAACCTTTACCTGATAATCTGTTTATATTGTTTCTTTCAAGAATTAAAATTATTTTTTCATTTCCTATTTTATATTTTTTACATAATTCAGTTTGAGTAAACCCATTTTTATAATTTTCACATAACTCATCTTCAAAATCATATTTAAACTCTTTTATACTTGAATACAAAGCTGATTTACCCATCATAGGTATTCCTTGCATTTTTAATACTCTACGAACTCTATCTGTTGTAGCGTTTAAATCAGTAGCTATTTGTCGTACTGTTTTTTTACCATAATTACTTACTATGTATTCAGCATTTAATGGTTTTAAAGTTGTCCATCTATTTCCCATAATACAAATATACAACAATACAATCATATTATCAAACAACTTGGCGAGATAAAGTTGTTTGAAATGCTTGTACGGCTGTGTAAAAATTAGCCGATTCAGTATCTGTTAATCCATTACCAATTGATGCAAATGCTGTTTCTCGATTACAGTAAAATGTTGCTACATTATTAAAATTCCTCGCACCGATAAAAACATTTAAACTTGGTTGTGAGTTTTGTGCTACGGTTTGAGTAGCTAA